GAACGTTATATTCGATGTAGAGTTGAAAGTTTCTTAGCCGAAGGTCATCGAGGTCGGTATAACCTTCATCGCGATAGTCAAGCTTTCCTTCGCCGAGTTCAACTTGAGCGATGTAGTCAAGTCGGTAAGATTCCTGCTCTGTGTACGTAAACTTCCTGTAGAGTTTGATGTAATCAAGGACGGCGATGCCGATAGGGGCATAGCAAATGCAGTCTCGTCCACGGCTGTTAACTTTGTATTCACGAAGTATTTTCCAGGGAGAGAGACGTTCAGCGTGATCATCTCCAAGAACCTTTCGAATCCTGTTGACAAGATACGGAATGTCGAAGAACTCGATGTTCCAGCCTGTGACAACGTCAGGCGAATAGAGTGATCCGTTCCAGACTTCGAGAAAGGCGAGTAAGAGTGCAGATTCGTCTGCGCATTTGTAATATTGTACATTGTCTTGATGCTCCTGATATTCACCGCAACCAAAAGTAGTCTTTCTACCATTGCGGCCGATGGTAATCGCTGTGATTTCATTGTCTGCTTTCTCGATGTCGGGGAAACCACCTTCAATGCTGGTCTCGATATCGATCGAACAAACTGAAACGAGGGCAGGATCATACTTGATCTCACCCTTATACTTGTCATAAATATACATGTAAGGCCAATCGGAGAGGCCGTAGATGTTCATGCCTGCCACGTTTTCGTAACTTTGTAGAAACTCTCGTGTTTCAGACATGGAATCGAATTGCATCTTGCCGACATATTCACCTTTCAGGTTCTTATGTTCGGTTTGTGCACTTGCTTGAACGAATAAATAAGGTTTGTATTTCACAGAAAACTTGACAGGTTTGCCGTCAGATATTCCGCGAACTAAAATTTGATTTCGATGACGAGTAACATTGGTATAAAAATTCATTGGATCTCCAGTATCTGGCCGCATTATTAGTTATACTCTAAAACCCAAATAAAGTACATAGTAAAAGGCGATAAAAATGAAACTAACTGAACATTTTGCTCTAGAAGAAATGACTGTTTCTCCAACGGCTAAAAAACTTGGACTTAGCAATAATCCAACTCCAGAACATATTGAGAATATGCGTTACTGTTGCGAAAAGATTCTTGAACCAGTTCGTGCAAAGTTTGGTCCTGTGACGATCAACTCTTCGTATCGTGCACCGCTTGTGAATAAGGCAGTCGGTGGTTCAAAGACATCACAACATGTCAACGGTCAGGCGATTGACTTTGAAGTAAAAGGTGTTGATAACAAAACTGTTGCCGATTGGATCGGCGATAATCTTGAATTTGACCAAGTGATTCTTGAGTTCTACACAAAAGGTGATAAGAATTCAGGATGGGTTCACGCTTCGATTAAGAAGGCTGGTGGGAATCGTCGTCAACTTCTAGTTGCTGCGAAGTCAAAATCTGGTGGCACAACATATACGCCTGTTCAGGATTTTGATCCCACCACAATGAAGGCCACTGGAGTTCTTCGTCAGACAACTCCTCCGGTTCCTGCTTCAAAGGCAATTCCGATTGCTGCGGGTCTTGGTCCATTAGCTGCTCTCCAAACGAAATGCGGCATTGTTGCCGACGGTAAATGGGGACCTGGAACATATAAGGCAGCAAGAGATTATTTCAAGCTGACAAACAATCAAGCGGCACACTTCTTCGGTCAGTGTGCTCATGAGTCAGGTGGGTTTAAGGTGTTCTCTGAGAACCTCAACTACTCAGATAAGGGACTCAACGGAATTTTCAAGAAGTATTTTCCTACGATCGCTTCGACTGCAGGTTATGCTCGTAAACCAGAAAAGATTGCAAACAAAGTGTATGCTAATCGGATGGGGAACGGTTCAGAAGCCTCTGGAGATGGTTATAAGTGGAGAGGTCGTGGTCCGATCCAACTGACTGGGAAAGACAACTATGCAACCTTTGCCGCTGACGTAAAACGTCCTGACGTCTTGACGAATCCTGATCTTGTGGTTGGTGAGTTGGCTTTTGAGTCTGCATTATGGTTCTTCCGTAAAAATGGATTGCTTGCAATTGCAGACAAAGGTGTATCCGATGCTATCATCACTCAGATTACAAAGCGAGTGAATGGCGGTACACATGGTCTTGACGATCGCCTAAAGAAAACAAAACAATACGCCAATTGGGGATAAGTTGAAGGGGAGCGAAAGCTCCCCTTCTTTTTACTTCGTTTTACCTTCTGCCAAGAATTCGGCAGCTTGCGACGGATATTCTTCGTCTGGATCCTGAATATGGATCTTCTTTGGTTTCTTATGCTCAGGAATAATTGCTTCGAGAGCAATCTTGAGAATACCATTCAGAAGAGATGCGTTACGAATCTCTACATTATCCGCGAGATTAAACGTGCGAGTAAATGGGCGATTCGCAAGTCCTTGATAGAGGAATGCAGGCCATGTCCATTCGCCCTTCGAATCCTGCTCTGCAGGTTCTCCAGACTGAACATTACCTTTGATGATTAGCTTATCTTCTGCAAGCTCGATTTCGAGATCCTGCTTACCGAAACCAGCAACAGCCATCTCGATAAGATACTTGTTCTCATCAATCTTCTTGATATTGTATGGGGGATAGTTTTGAGCTGCCTTGACAGTCTGCTCTGCAGCTTCTGACATTCTCTTTACGATTGGATCGAAGCCTACAAAAAAGCGATCGAAATCCTTGATATTATTAAACATACTCATTCTCCTATTAAGCGAGTTTAGTTGTGTCACCCATTAGGCGTGACAGTTTTATTTATCAGATAAAGTTGAACACATGCTTCTAAAAACATTTGTTTTGTGATATCCCAGTGAAAATGTTCAACGTCTTCATCTGGTTCGTATGATACAACCTTCGTAATTCCTTTCTGAATGATGCTCTTTGCGCATTCGCTACAAGGTAGCAGAGGACTATAAAGCGTACAACCTTCAACAGACAACGGAGCATTATCGAGTGCATTTCGCTCGGCGTGAGCTACGAACAGATGTTTCGTCGGTCTATCATTGTATCTCTGTGCAAGATCGTTCACACCACGAGGAAAGCCATTAAAACCGAGAGAGACGATACGATTGTGCTTATCTACGATGACGCATCCTACTTGTGTCCGAGGATCCTTTGACCATGTCGCGACATGGTCAGCAAGATCGAGGAATCGTGCTGCCCACTTACTCATTTCTTTGCTTTCAAAATACGTTCACGCAAACCAGATGAACTATAGTTGTGCCTACGGCTGCAGTAGTGGATAGGAATATCGAGATAGGATCCAGTAAATTCTGTCCGATCAATGTAATCCATACCAAGGAAACGAACGTCCCAATCGTAACCTGACAGTAGGTTTAGCAGATCAGCTTCTGTATCATAAGGGATTATTTGATCGACATACTTGCATGCTTCGAGTTGTACATAGCGCTCAAACATTGCTTGAACTGGCTTGTTCTTCTCAGGTCGATCAATCGTAGGATCTGACTGCAAAGCCACGACCAACCGATCACATTTCCCCTTTGCTTCCATCAGCATCAGGATATGACCTGCATGAAACAAATCAAAACAACTTGCTACGATACCTACACGTTCAGTCATTCAAACAAAACTCCAATTACAGTTATCATAGCAAGCAAAAGAACAATACCAAGACAGCCTGATCCAGTTAGTCCATCCCACATTGCGCGCTGACGAGGATGATTAGTCATAATCAATCCCTTCGTCTTGTTTGCGGCCCATGTAATGATCATCACTTACACAATGAAATTGTGCTTGCAGACGGCTATTAATAATCGTGCGAGTCACTTCACCGGCAAACTTCACACACTGTTCTTGACCACCGGTTTCGTAAACATCTTTTGCAACGAATTCGCCTTCTTGAGTGAACAAATAAACAATCAACCAAAAACTCATTTTACTTCAACCCTTACAAGATTAGCAGGAGCAACACAGTAAGAACCTGCATCAGTATCGACCTTAATTAGGCCTCCATCGTAGCAAGCCTTAATAGTAGCTTTATTCAGCGCGCGCTCTTCGTTTTCATTAATGATAGCCGATCCAAGAAACCAGCCAGTCAATAAAACTAGTAAACCCACCATACCAGTAAAACTAAATACACGATCAAAAATTGTTTTCATAATATCTTTCATATCAATTTCCTTTATATTGAACCCACTTTGCATAAAGACCGACTTCACGGCCATACGCTTCGATCTCCCAAGGAGAGTCAAAGTAATCATCTTCTTTACGTTTTGCTTTCCAAACTTCACCCATCCACTTGCTGTAGATTTTGAGACCGCCGCGTGCAGCAACTGCATGGCCAGTCTGAAGTTCGTTCTTGGCATGTTGCTTGACGTGCACCATTTCATGGCCAAGAGTCTTGATCATGTCTTTGATGTCTTGGCTCTTCAGGCCGATGGTGAACCACCGAGGATTGCGAAAACCATCTTCATCGACGCATTCGCCTTCAACGTCAAGGTTATTGTAAACTTCGATGTCGAGGGTGAGGTTGCGAACCATGCGAGGATCCATCAACTGATCGGCAAAAAACTCTGCGGCTTCCTTCAGAAGGGCTTTCTCTTTGCGCTTGCCAATCATGCCGGTAATCGTGATATTCATGTTTTCGTCCTTCATCATTATAGGTTCATCCTATCATGAAAATGGATTAATGTACATGTTTATTTTGAGGTTGCGCGATAAATTCCGTCCCATTTATATGGTTCTTCAATCTTCAAATCTTGAATGCGTTTCTCCATCATCTCGTAGTATGCATTCAGATCTTCGTTCCAGCAACGCTTCAGATCTTTTATCATATTGATAGCTGCATCCCATTTGCCTTGACGATAGAGTTCGAGGAACTTTTTATGTAGGAGGTCTCCTGCTCCATCAGTAACATCAAAAATGGTATAGATTCTGGCGGGTTCTGTCTTACCTTTTACGGCAATGAGATCAAGCTCAACTACTTGGTATACATCCCTAACCAATTCGGCAGTTTGTGGCCCGACGACAAGTTTGACCCCATAAGGCTTGGATTGACCTTCCAAACGAGCAGCCAGATTAACGCCATCACCCAGGCAAGTATAGTCAAAACGCTGAGTACTGCCCATATTGCCAACAACCACAGTGGCAGTGTTAATACCAAGACCCATCCCAAAAGCGGGTATACCTTCGCTTTTAACTTCTTCATTAAATATCTCCAAATCTTTGAGCATCTGAAAGGATGTTCTCACTGCATCTAATGCATGCTGTTTGTTATCGAGTGGCGCATTCCAGAATGCCATCTGTGCATCACCGATATACTTATCTAATGTCCCGTTGTTTTCAAGAATCGCTCTTGTCATGACAGTCATATAACGATTCATGATTGATGTGAGGCCTTGGACATCTTCGCCATAGTGTTCAGAGATTGTAGTAAATCCACGAACGTCTGTGAACATGATTGAAAGCTCGCGCGATTCTCCTCCGAGTTTCAAGAGATCTGGTTGTCTTTGTAACTTTGCGACCAGATCTGGACTTAGATATGTGCCAAACTGTTTCTTGATTTGTTGCTTCTGCATGAACTCACTAATAAACTTTACGGTATAAATATGCATATAGATGATCGCGATGGCCAGCACGTTAAAAGTGACATCCAACAAGATTCCTTTACTCGCGAATAAATACACCGGTAAATAAAGGTATCCACCTAGAATCAAACCTATCCAAACGATAGAGTATTTTAATCGAGAGATCATGATTAATGACAGAGCCAAAACAAGAAGAGCAGCAAGATCTACAAGCTGTGTCCAATTCGGAATCGAAACAGAATCTCCATTTATCAGAGTTTCAAGAATACTCGCTTGCAATTGATGGGGATATTGCGCACCTGAAGGAGTCGCTACAGGATTCGCAATTCCTGCGGCAGTTACGCCTAGAATCACTATCTTACCAGTCAGATCAGGAACTTCTTCGCCAATTTCGTATGACTGGAATCGATAGTTCGGATTAATGAACACTCTTCCATATTCGTCTGTTTTAATTGTTTCAAAAGAAGGAATTCTTAATGCTTCAACCCCAGTCTGATTTATCTTGGCTTGATACGAAGAGTCTCCTGCCGCTACACGCAACAGCTCTAGAGCAAATGCGGGATAGTATTCGCCTGATGATTCAGATAGAAGAGGAACTCGCCTCACAACCCCATCAGTCTCAGGTAGGGTTGACGTTATCCCAACACCGGCTGCGGCTTCTTGAAGAACTGAGACATTACTTAGAACGCATGGGTATTGAGGAAGAAATTCAGTTGCTTCTCCATCGCCGATTACGGCAACGCCTGTTTTCCGAATTGTCGTACTTACCCGAGAACAAGAGTCGCTTACAGTCTGACTAAGAACGACTGGATATTTGTTTAAGCTATCTGAAAGAACACTATCAGTGCCCATGCGATCAGGCTCGAGCATAAGTACAGTGCTGCCAACAAGAGCAGCCCCTCTATCATAGACCTCATCAATGATTTTAGCGTGGACTTCGCGCGGGAAAGGCCACTGACCATATTTTTCAATTGATTTCTCCCCTAAATTAATGACTACAATCTGCTCAGATTGTTTTGCTTTATCAAGCATGATGTAATCATAAAATTTGAGACGAGTCGCTTCAACTAAGTATGGATCTTGTAATTTAAATGCAAGTAATAATGCAAATGTAAAGAGTGCCAACCATGGACTCAATAGAATCTTTTTAATTTTTAACGTAACTGTATCCATTGCAAGGTCCGGTCGTACATGTGATTGACATTAAGACTGAGTCAGTAACGCTCGCAGCAGTTTGCGATACAGTGACTCCAATTCCAGGATTATTTATTATTAGTTTAAACAGCTTCTGCGCAGCACCAGATTGAGTGATGGTTGCATTCAATCCTCCATAAGGTGCACTGATATCTAAGAAGTGATTACCAGAACCTGATTGTGTAGTTGTGATAACGTTCGAATTACCTAAGATGTTGAAGAACGCAGACTTTCCACCAACATCTTTTTGCTGAGCAGTCAGCTGATTTCCTGTTCCATTCATTACTAGCTCTGTATATTTGCCATTATATTGTTGTGTCAGAGATACCGTATTACCGTTTCCTGTGACAGACACTTCTGCAAGATTGTTTCCAAGAGCTGCCGCTGCAGTGCCTTGATTGATAGTAATAGCGTTATTGCTACCGTTGATCAACATCGATTGAGAACCATTCACACCTCTTACGGCGTTAAATTTTGAGAACTGTTCGATGTTGACGGTGTTATTATCACCGATGTTTTGAATGTAAATTGAGTTACTTACAATGGCATTTGTCTGACCAAGCTTAATAGTTTGATTAGTCGCAATTGATGTAGTTGGATATGTTGGTTCTGCAGGAGGCGGAGGTGGAGCAGTCGGTGCCGAAGATCCTTGGTTAGGTGCAACAGGAGCAAACGTAGTACCATTCAACGCCGTAGTTCCTTGTAACTGATCGATGAATAGAATAGGTGAGAGAGCTGTATCGCCAAGATTGAACGACGAGAATCCAAGCATATAGTTGCCATCTGCCGGAACTGTGAACACAGCAACCTGCCATCCAGTAGCACCATATGAATTGGTCGAGTAGTTGCCCGTTCCAGGATTCGTAAAGCCTAACAACGCAAAGTTCTGTGTTTGACCGTTGAGTGTTGGTGTTCCTGGTCCACCTGTCAAGGTGATGAGAGAACCGTCGTTATACGGAACATAGTCTGTCGACAGATATTGCCACCCAAACGAATATGTAATTCCTGCTTGTAAGAATATTGTTCGACTGACAGAAGAAGCGTTCGTAGGATTCATCGATCCATTCGAATAGATCGTATTACGAATAGAAGTGATATTTGAAGCGCTCAGTCCAAGAGTAGTCATTGCAGCATTAAATTGAGGAGAATTTCCTCCTGCTTGAACCGAGAGCATGTACGATCCATATGGAGTAATCGTCCAACACTTACCACCGCCTGGGCAATAGTTCTGCATTCCAGTCGTAACTTGTACACCGTTGCCACTATCGCTCCATGACGTACGAAGTGTAGTAGATCCGTTACTAGCTGTCCAACCAGCATAAGTTCCAGCTTCAAAACCATAGTTTGATGGTGTCTGTGCATTTAACTGCACGCTGAACATTAACAGTAGTAGTGTTAAGATCCATCTCATCATCTTGCACCCGACTCTTGTATCACGGTGATATTTCCTTGTGGTCTACCTGTACCAGTCGTAGTCCATTTATCATCCATAAAATTGTAAGCGTCGACAATCCCATTATGAGATGAAACCATTTGAATTTCAGTATCTTTTGGTAACCACACTATGACAACTTGATTCTTATCTTCTGAGATTCTCGAGTACACCCATCCGACTTGCATTTGTTTTTTAAATATAGGAGATACATTCGTATAGATAGTTTCTGTCGGTCTTGCTCCAGAGTTATACTCTGCATAAATGTTTTGAAGTTCGTCTTGAGTAGGCAAACGAAGAGTAGCCACCGCAACTTCTTCTACGCCATCTCCGCCAGTATTTGGATCTTGGTTGTCATCAGAAGCGGCTTTTGCAGGATTGACAAACTTCTTGAGTGCTTCGCGAGCAGCAGTGATCAGTGATTGACCGTCATCCGTTTCGAGAGGAGAGATCTGAATATTGTTGTCCATACCCTTCATTGAAGGATTAATGACGACAGGAGGCGCAGGAGGCGCATAAGAATTCTCGACCATCGTTGCTTGGAATGGCTGAGTCAGAGTGACGATGCCTGCAGCAGTGATGACATCGATAGCTCCTGAAGGGCATTCGAAGTTGATCTTTGTGATATCTTTATCGTTGTAACATTCAGGAACAAGAACAACAGTCGATCTGCCTGCCTCATCAACAGACATAACAAAGTCTGTGCCTCTGACTGCAATCGTCGCAGTCGGAGTACGTATTCCAACACCTCGAGAGTTCCCATGAGCAATCCCGCCAGAAGTATATCTTGCAGTCCCCAAAGCCAGTTTAAGACCGAGTTTGCCTTTACTCTTATTATTTCCATCATAAACGAAATCATCAATTATTAACCTTGAATTTTGTGTGATGTTTACCATCGTGGCATCAACGAATCGAATCTTAAATCTACCTTGAGAGTTAGTCGATACGGTATCGTTCTTCTCGATACTCGAGCCTTTAGCAGCAGGTGCAACCTTTGCACCACGCTTAACGGAACCTCCGCCCTGAAACTCTGATATCGATCCCACACCTGCAAAGGCGGGAACCGATATCAGAAGTAATAGATTAATGGCCAGTCTTGATATTAAACGTACCATTTGAACCCGCCGAGTTAATATTGATTACGGTTTCTGAAGCTCCGTACTGTTGGGTTGTAATGGTGTTAAGTGTACCTGTGAGGTTCACATAAAGTGAATGACCGAATGTGCCGCCAAGACCTGTTTGTGTCACGTCGAAGTCATTATAGTCACCTGTGACAAGAAGAGTCTGAGTTGCATTAGGTGAGAGTGCATCAATGTTGAATGCATTATTATCACCAGTTACATCCATCGAGTTACGAATGTTTTCGCCTGAACCATGAAATACGAGCGAGTTTGAATCGCCTGTAAATCTGGCATTCAGATCAAACTTGTTACAGATAGCGTCAGATTGAAGCGTGCCGCAACGGATGTCTGCGGTGTTGAGATTACCGATTTGACGAACTGTTACTGCTGTGATTCCTGTTGCTCCTGTAGCGGAGACCACGCCCATGTAGAGTTGGTTTCCGTTACCGGTTTGAACAGCGATGACACTTTGATTATCACCTCGTAAATAGATAGGATCATCATTGTCGCCAATGATATTAGCAGTACCAGTTTGAACAACGTTAACATCTACATTGCCACCTTCTTGATCGATATATACTTTGTTTGTTGTAGCCACTGCAGCTGCAGTCACCTCATTTGGTGATGTAGTTACAATTGCTGGTGGAGTTGGGGCTGTCGGTAGCACGGTTTGTGCAGTCACTGATGTTCCATAAAGAAGAGCAGCACCAACTAATAAAGACTTAATTACCTTCATTTGTTGATTCCTTTTGCTTAAATCTCCATAGTCCTTTGCGTTCACCATCCTTGATTAATTCCACAACTGCCGTTTCTATGGCTGAACGGATTGCATAACTACCAGCTTCATTTGATGTTTGTTGTCCATCAAATTCAAAAGCTTTTGTTCCCACATCAAAAAACTTAAATGCTGTCACTCCCTCGGAAGTAGAGAGTAGATTCTTCTCAACGGTGACAGAAGTTAAAACTTCACCTGTCTGAACCGAAACGAGTCGCATACTAATAGTAACTTGATCTTCTGAATATTGTTGATAAGGACCGATTCCGAGGAATCTTGCACCGTTACCACCAGTTTTGGTATTTGAACTATAGTCAATAATACCGCCTTCAAGGATGATACCTGCAACCATCAAAGGAGGAAGTGGTTCAGCACCTTCTCCGAGTTGTTGCTCTCTCATCTGTCTTACGAGTTGACGTTCTTTAATAAGCGAATCAATGCCTACGCGCTCGACTGGTCGAAACCATTTTCCTCCACCAGTATCTGCCAATGTTTTAATAACATAAGCATCTGCACCTTGAGTGACGGCTGTCGAGAAGCTGGCTTGAGTAGCAGAAGGTTTGCGTTGTCCTGTTCTATCAGTGAACGAGTAGATGGCAATCGGAATTACCTGACCATCAAGTTCTGGTAGAGTTCTAAACAACTTAGGATTTGCAAATCTTTCTACTTCAGCATCTTCTCTTGCGAGATATGATTGATTGAGATGAGGATGCACTCCTCCAGCACAAGCCGTTGTGATAAGAAGTAATGGAAGTAATAAAAGCTTTTTCATGACTTCTCCTTAAAATGCAAACGTTGCGATAGGAACAGTCACGACTGTCGTATTACCAAATTTGTCAACGACAGTCAATGTCACTGATGTACCAGTTTTTACATAGCTAATCGTGTTACCATCAAGATTAAACATGCCTTGTTGCGCCGAACCTTCTGCAAACAGATTGTTTGACAACTGTGTGGCTAGCTGAGCATATACCTGAGAGGTGAATAGTGCCATGAACTTTGCAAGCGGCGTATTCGAAGCTTCAGCTCTTGCAAGAGCAATCTTTGAGGCTTCAGCATCTTTGATTGCTTGTTCACGAGAACGTTCTTGTGCATCGATTGATTGCACATGTGACGACCATCCATATCCATTAAAGGATGGACTTTTAAACTGTTGTACGAGCGGATCAGCTGCCGCTGGGCTGCTGAAGAATATCGAGCAAATCAATATTTTCTTGAACATCTTTTTCCTCTTTCTTTTCAGAAGAAAATCCAAATTCAAGACAGAATACTTTAAGGATCTCAATTTTTAAATTAATTGTCATTATGAGGATCCTTTATCTGTAAAACAACGCTCACCTTCTGTTGAAGTCTAATGAGATCGTTGTCCAACATACGGACACGATCGATTAGTGCAATTAAAATACCGTTAGTTTCGCCAATCAATGGCATTAATTTATCTGTGACAAACTTATAAATGAACCAAACAAAATATCCCATTCCCACAGACGCGACAATTGGAAAACCGTATTGTTTTATAAGCTCTGCGAGCAGTTCTGGATCCATTAGTCTTTCCGAGCATCGTTCTTTCCGTCTGCTCGGGCAATTCTGTCAAGGTCTGGCTGAAGACCGAGAGCTGAACTGACTATAGCATCAACACGGATGATATCATGATTCATTGTCTTGACTCGATTGTCAAGCCCCATGATAATACCCTGCATGCCCCTGATTGCTTTTACAACACTCTCAAGGATATAGTTGATAACAAAATAAACGAAAACCCCACCGAGCAATGCTGCTGCGATGGGGAATCCGACGTCACCAATAATTTTGAATATAGTATCGTAACCCATACGATTATTTATACTATTTAGCGATTGCTATTGTTTATTCTGCCCTTAAAAACAGTTCGTCAAACTTTTTTATCCACATCGCTTTAAACTCAGGATTCTCTGCACGCTGAGATGCAACGAGAACGTTCTTCAAACGACGAACAAAGACTCGATCGGTCCATGGATCAAACTTCATACAATAACTCCTACAATTAAAATACCAACAACGAGTGCGTTTACAGCAATCAATGCTTTATCTCTCATCGCGATTGCAGCATAACCCCAAAGGCCAGCACCAGCAATCGAGATCAGAAGATCTGCCGCATGGAAATCAAATGCTCGACAAGCTGCAGCCACAATAACACAGGACGTGCCGGTCCATTTGATGATTTCGAGAAAAAGTTCTGATTTCCGACGAGCCAGAGCAGCTCGCTGACTTGGAAACCGACTTAAATCTTTTGAGAGTTTAAGCATAATTAATCCTTTTGATAATTTTCAAGAAGTGTGAAGCCTGCCGAAGCGCAGCGATAAAGTTTACCGTCAACGTCAAGAATATCACCAACTGACATCGAAGAGCAAGGGCCGAGCTTAAAAATATCCTCGAAGTATATGCTTTCTTCCCAGAGATTCATTGCTTCAAAGGCATTTTCCATGTCGTTGGTATCAACGTTAGCGACATGCGTGTAGTACTGGAAGTTTTCAGCTTTAAATTTACCTTCGAAGCTACGATCGAAGTAAGCCTTGATACGTGCGCTTGTTTCGCCGGTATTGATCATGTTGATCTCTGCATCGGTAAGCTGAATCTGATAAACCTTAATCATTTTTTTCTTCCTTCTTTATTATAGTTCCACCTTACACTGTTTTGATAATAATGTACACCAAAAAACGCACTCAGAGCAAGTCCGAATGCGTTTTTTTTAAAAAGATTATGAGTTATGTATCGTTGTTTTTCTGAGGATACTTTTGATAATAAGAGTCTTCGATATTCTCTCCGAAGAAATCGACATCAAGTTCGTTCAGTTCCTTGACAAGACGATAGCCAAAATAGGAAAGGATTCCTACGACTGCTATTCCTGCAACTCCAGCAACGACTTTCTTATTATCCATTTTCTTTTAACCAGTTTAAGATGTTTTCTGGAGCAGTTTCACCATAAGGATCGACTGGGCAATTATCTTCTGCGCCTGGTTCGATGAACCACTTCTCGATCTTACCGTTATTAACGACACATGCGTAACGCCATGAGCGTTCACCAAAACCGAGATTATCCTTATGAACTAGCATACCCATCTTACGAGTGAACTTACCTGAACCGTCAGGAATTACCTTGACTTTCTTCACCTTCTGTGCTTTCGCCCATGCATTCATCACAAACGCATCGTTGACCGAAACACAATAGATGTCCTTAATTCCGAGAGCCTTGAATTCAGCAAACTTCTCTTCGAAACCAGGAAGTTGATATGTCGAACACGTTGGAGTGAATGCACCAGGAAGGGAGAAAAGAACCACGCGTTTACCTGCGAACAGATCCCACGTGGTGACATCTTCCCAGCGATATGGATTGTCACCGCCAATCAAGTCATCTCTAACACGAGTTTTAAAAGTTACACTTGGAACAAGAGTTTTCAGTTCATCACCTACATTCTCATCAATATCCCAAAACCTTTTAATCTTAATACGTTGTACCATAATTTACTCCTACCAATGATGAATTGCATTTGCAATCAAAAAGATGTTTGCTATGACGGCTTGTACGATGAAGAGAGTTCGGATCAAAGCGACTCTATCAGACTCGCGATCACAAGGACTTGCTTTTTCACCTAAAGCTTTTGCCCAAATACGCCACATAACTATCTCCATGAATAATGTGAAGCGACAAACCTATTGCTGGTTGGGCAGGAGTACCACTCCCTAGATTTGTCGCTTCTTCGGTGGTTCAGCAGTTCGGGTTCTAGTCGTTAGTGACCCTCATAGTGTGCCTTAAATCAAGAGATGCATCTCCATCATCTCCCACTCGAATTGGCTCCCCGAGATGGGTTCGAACCACCGGCCAGGTGATTAACAGTCACCTGCTCTACCACTGAGCTATCGGGGAATAAACTTTATTTTAAATTCTTTAATTCTGTATTGATATACAACTGAGCCGAATTCATAATAGTGCGAATCGCTGCCTTCTCGGCAGGAGTTGCCCCGAGTGCTTGAACATAAAGATTGATATCAATCGACTGTGCACCAGGACCACCATCTTCGTCGAGAGTGTGTTCACTGACATGCATTTCAACTTTCTTAATCATATTATATTCCTTATTTATATGCTGTTGCTGTCTTTGTTCATTTCCATCTGCCGCATAATCCTTTGCTCTTCTTTCAAGCGTGCAGCTTTCGTGGCAGGTGTTTCCATGGATTTTTCCTTATGAGCTTGACGTTCTTCGTCAGTCATCTTATTTGTCATATCAAGAACGATATTAAACAGCCGATTAAACTCAGAAGAATTAGGAAAGTAGCGTTGAACCGATGAGAAACGAGTTTCAGCCATCGTCAAGTAATCAGAATTAGTCATTATAATCTCCATTTCTTATTATTCAATCTACAACATAATGCATAATTTGTACACTAAATAACGTATACAATGAAAAATAAATGGTGCCCCCACGACGACTTGAACGCCGGACCTACGCATTACAAGTGCGTCGCTCTACCAACTGAGCTATAAGGGCATTAAACTAAATTAGAGAAGTATATTCACCGTGTAAACCTTTAATATGTGCATAATGATACATTGCATTTTGCTCTAACGGTGTCTTCTGATAATACGTAATATCAAATCGTGTAAGATCTGATAACGTCATATTAGATTTATGCTTCTCATAAGGATTACCTTCATGGTTTCCTTGATTAACATTTGTAGGCCATGCAATAATAATATTACGAGAACAATATGTCAAACACTCTAAAGTATCAATAGCTTCACTCAGATAAAGATGTTCGAGCACATCGAAACAAGTAATCAAATCATAAATTTTATTATCTTGTTTAGTAAACTCTTGAATCTCCATCTTATGAAGAATATGATATTTATCTTGTAATTTGTATGCTGACCAGTACTTTTCAGTAGGCTCAACTGCTTCGAGTACAGCACGAGGAGCTGCTCGCTTGAACATATCACTATATGAACCAGAACCACATCCTACATCTAAGATATAGTTCGGCGCAATCTTACTAATATGGTTTTCTAGTGTGTTATTAAACACTCCGATTGACCAAGGCATATACTATCCTTTAAATGGTGGACGCTCTGGGGTTCGAACCCAGGACCTACAGGTTAAAAGCCCGGTGCTCTACCTACTGAGCTAAGTGTCCGTAAACTTTAACAATTGATTACCATTCGTTGATAATCTCGATGCCCTTGTTCCGATAATGCTGCCTCCAGTAGAAGCACTCATCCATCATAGCATGACCGCTGTGGTTCTTATACTCAATCTTACGAAGAACCTTATTGGTTTTAGCGTTGCGAATGGTGAGAGTATAGTTGAGCATTTCGTTTCCTTTCTGATTATAGATCCATCTTAAACCAAAAAAGAATTAATGTACACTAAAAAGTGGTGATCCCGGCAGGATTCGAACCTGCGGCCCCAAGCTTAGAAGGCTCGTGCTCTAATCCAGCTGAGCTACGGGACCTCTAACTGTTAGACGATACGACCTATTCGATGAAGAAGATTAGCTACCTTCATGAGTTCGGGAGACGCATTTCGCTCGCTCTCTTCAGTACTTACGAGCATATCTTTATAATGACGGAGGGCGCGCTTTAGTAAATCCATATCTGCTGGCGCAAACGTTCCACCTTTATTTTCATTCGGCATTACTTCGACTCCAATAACCAGTTATTCGCGGTGTCCATCCAATCGAGTGCTTCAACAGGAATCGATTCTCCACGACGCTTTGCGTTCAGAAGATCGCAAAATGTATCTTCGACGGCCTTCGGATTTTCCATTGTTGGAAATGCAAAAAGTTCGACGTTCATAAAATAATCTCCTAATAATATATATTCAACTTATCGCGAAGTATAGTCGTAAACAGTGAAATGAGTTGCGTCGGCAATCAAACAATCTTGCATCGCACGGTGGCGCGAACGAAGATAAGTGGTTTTATCGGGACGAGTCATTTCGCGGCCGATTGAAACGGCGCGAGGGCCACGATAGCGAAGACGGACACGAGTATTGGTTTCGCGGTAAGCGGCCAAAACTTGTTCGCGAAGTTCGATTGGAATCCAATAAGCGCGGACAGGATAATAATTTTGACGAGTCGCGTCGGCAGGGACGGCGTAATTCGATTCGATTTGTTTAATGGTAAGAGTCATAATATATTCCTTTTCAACTGATAATATCATTCTACCATAGTTTGGCATTATTGTACACCGGTATTTTACTCTGATAACCATCGAGCGATTGAACCGTACTTGAGGTTGAGTTCATGCTCAAGAATCTCGAGACCATAGAATTCGAACTCCGCCGCGCGAATACCTTCGGCTTCGGCGATGATCTCGATCGCACGTTCACGAGTTGTACCCTGAACGATTTGCATCGTCTCTTCAACTCGAGCAACAAACTTGTCGAAGTAGATCTGTTGATACTCAGCTTCGCTCTCGATCTGCTTATCAAGCATGTGCGAAAGAGCTTCGAAGTCGGTATCGAACTCTTCGATCGACGCGAACTCGGCGTGACGAGGACGACTACCGTATACGTCCTTGTACAGGTCAGAGTAGATATCGCCATCACGGCTGTTGGTTGCAGTGTTAATATCACGAAGAGTAAGCATAGTATTTTTCCTTTTCATCATCATATACCCAGGATACAACGTTTTGACAATAATGTACACAAAAAAACGCACTCAGAATCATCCAAGCGCGTTTTAATTTCAATTTAAATCAATAACTTATTTTTTGCGACCGATATTATATTTCGTCACGAGACTCCATTCATTTTTTTCTTTGAATGGAAGGATCTTAATTTGGTTCAAAGGAGTCTGAGGATCAATGATATTATCTGGATCAACAATCGCGATCAATCCCCAATCGGAGAGAAGCTTGGTAATTGTATTTCTGCGACCTTTGTCTTCTTCTGAAAAGTCTGATGGTTTACCATCGAGTGCAAACAACTCTTTGAAGTGGACGATATAATATTTGCCTTGTTTGTGTAAGATATGGCAAGACTGATAAAGAGTCTTGTCCTTACGAGAAGCTACGCCGATACGAGTCAAAGTCTCGCGAACTTTCAAGAAATCGTCTTCTTCTCCAAGCCTCACTTCAACTAAAGTTTCTAAAATATTCATGTTTCACCCTTCTGAATCTTTTTCTTTATTATTTTTATATGTTCAGAGGAGAGGATATCAAGAGCTGCCTTGGCAGCACGGCGGTTATAATTGTAGTACTCTGCAACCGCTTCGAGATCTCCATCCTTTTCTTTTTTCACCCACTTCGCAAAGCGTTTGCTAGGTCGTATGATATTTATCAAAAAAGAATATTGGAGTTTGTTATCGAGGTTGTGGTTGCAGTTCATCATGTTGGCGGCATGAATGGAATCGGCAAAGTAAGATAAGGATCTATTTGTTAGCCAAGGACTGTATGTCTTCTCGGCGAGAGCATCATTCTCCGTACCTTTCATCAGGTTCTTCTTGGTCGAGTTGATCGATTTCACGAAGTCGAAGGGTGTCATTTGATCGGCCTTTCATTATCACGTCTGCAGACTTATCAAAGAAGTCTGCGCACTTATCACATATTTCAAGAGAGACCATGCCTTCATCAGTATTCATTTGTATTTCATGAAATGGCACGCTCTTCAGATACTTATCTTCACACACGGCGCATGTTTTATTTCGATTGAACCAGATCACAAGAATTCGCAGTCGGCCATAATTTCTGTGAGACATGCCATGAGATTGATCTCAGGATCAGCAGCGAATGCATTCTGATACTGATACTTTGCGAGATGGAGTACGAGTTGAGGCATACTACCTTTGCCGATATAATCCTCGGCCTTATCGAAGAAGGCACGGAAGAACTCGGTCGGTTCAATGTCAGACTCTCCAAGCCACTTACGAACGGCTGTGAAGTTCTTATCCTTCATGTAACCAATGAGTTTGGCGAGTGCATTGTCAGAGAAGTTACGTAGGATACCGGTATCGATCTTACCAGTCGCACTGTAACGCTGCAACTCATTGATCACTCGGCGCCAATCAGGAAAGTGAGACTTGATCACTTCAGCCACAACTGGCTTCTCGTATTCTACACCTTCAATGTCAAGAATGCCGCACACTCGTTGCATAAATTGTTTTGCAAGAGCTGGCAGTTCTGACTTTGGAATCTTGAACTTGATCACAGAACAACGAGAATGAAGAGGCTCGATGATACGATCAACAAAGTTACAAGTGAGAATAAATCCACAATTGGCACTGAACTCTTCCATAAAGTTACGAAGAGCTGGTTGAGTCGACTGAGGATTGAGATAGTCGGCTTCGTCGAGGATCACCATCTTTCTGCCACCCATGAGCGACACAGAGCTAGCAAACTGTGAGATGTCGTTACGTAGCATATCGATGTTGCCATTCATCGAACCGTTGATAACGATATAGTCACATTGTAGTTCTTCGCACATGGCTTTTGCCACAGTCGTCTTGCCAACACCTGCGGTACCAGAGAGAATGAGGTTAGGAATGTTTTTCTGATCTACGAACTGTTGAAATGTTTTCTTCAGTTCGTCAGTCAGGATAGTGTCGGACACGGTCTTTGGGCGATACTTCTCTACCCACAAAAAATCTTCAAGCATAATATATCTCCGTCACAAAAAGCGGGTGATGCCGAAACACCACCCATAATAATCAAGCCTCGAACGCCGAGTTGGATTCAACAGCGATCCAGTATTCTACTGTTGCGCCCTTCCAATGGCTAAGGCCCTTGGAAGAGATCGAAACGTCATAAGAACCTGGAATCAACTTCATGCAATCCGAACGGAATACCATGCGAAAGCGAGCTTCAGTTTCACCAACTTCGATGCTAAACGAGTCGTTGCTAGTGCCACGAGTATCGACAGCCTGAAGCAAGATCTTACCGTTCTTACCGACGATGGCAATCTCAGGCAACTGAGAAACTGCCAACGCCTTCATCACTCGATTAAGCGCTTCTTCAGAAATCAAGCAATTGACTTCTGGATTTGGCAATTCAATCTCACGATCAGGAGGAACGATGATCAGCGAAGGATCAGTGACAGCGTACTGAAACTTGTTGTTACCTTCGATGAGTTCGACGTACGAATCCTTGATTTCAATCTCAGGATCATTAAACAAGGAAAGAGTGCCAATAAACCGTGAGAGGTCATATACGGCAAAACCTTTGTCAAATTCTTGTTTAATTGTTGCTTTTGCAAGAACAGATTTTGTACTCGAAATAGTACGAATCACATTTCCAGGCTTGAACATAATGTTCTTGTTAATAGCCGAGAAGTTCTTGAGTACTTGCAACGTATCATTATCTAATTTCATAATAAATCTCCATATGTTCGGAATATTCAATATACCAACGATTGTATTAATTGTACACCATTATTTGTTTTTACCGAGTGCAGAAGGATCTGCAGTTGCAGCTGCACCGATACGGGCAATATCTGGCAGAGAACCACCGAATACATACGAACCAACGTGCTTCAGTTCCATCCATGGGCAAAGCCATACATGCATTCCAGCATTACGAACCCACTGACAGAACATATAGTCTTCGGAGAGGTAACGTTTCGAATATTCTTTGATTACACCATTGTTCGGATCTTTCACAAAGTCTACAATCTCTTTTGCTTTTGCTTTTGGATTCTTTTTCAAGTATTCTTCAAGCTCGGCATTAATGTTCGTACGCTTATGATCGATCGGCGTATCGAAGTAAGCCATGATTTCACGGCTACCGTCGAAGTGTTCTGTACGAACGTGATCAGGTTTGTAGAACTGCTGAGGATAAGCTTCTTGAAACTTCTCGAAAGTTTGGCGCCGAATCATCATGAATCCAGTTCCAGATTCAAGCACTTCGACTGGTTGTCCAAGAGCAATCTCTCGTGTTTCACCAGTTGGATTAAAGACGTAATCACCAACAAACTTTTCGAGATCGTTTGGATTCTCGTCAGCCATACCCTTATCGACAGCAAGCTTAATCTTTTCCCAACTGATGCACTTCTTCGGATATGGACCAGCGATGATATCATAGTTATCTACTGATGGATCTGGATTTTGTAGAGCAAGCAGTGCGATCACGTCATTTGGATTGAATCCAATATCAGAGTCGATGAACATCAAGTGAGTATCACCTGAACGCATGAATTCGTCTGCGCAGTAGTTACGCGCTCGAGTGATCAATGACTCGTTAAACAAGAAGTAAAATCTGACTTGAATTCCGTAGTGCGTACAAAGTGCAGA